TTATCCGTGGCGATTCACATCACCAATAGATATTAGCCTTTTAGCCATGTCTATTGTGAAAGCTGCAGCAATCGCAACTCCAACTTTATTAAGCCCTGTACTAAGTCTGTCTGTCGCCCTGTCAGCGCGAGATAAATCCCCTTCCATTTTGGATGTTATGCGATTTACATCCTTTCCAGCCGTCAACAACTCTGCCGTATCAGCTTTAATTGTGTACTCAATATCACCGACGTTCTGCGCCATCATCGTTCTCCAGGCATAAAAAAACCCGCCAAAGCGGGTTTTTATTTATATTGTTTGTACTATTTACATTTGGTTTGAAGATCTTCTTCAGCGATGGCGCCTTGCTTAGAGAGGTCGTAAATCGTTGGGCCATCTATGGAGATCTGACTGGATTTTTCTACCACGGGTGCAATGAATACCAGAGAGGCTTTTTGGTTAGACTTGCTTACAACAGCTTTGCCACAGACGTTACCAAACCGGGCATACGCTGTATCCCTGTCATCAGGGAAAAATCTAACCTCTGTCACTGACTCTACTTTGACATCTTTTGGGAAGAACCCGTTCTGTACTTTTTTTTGTACTGCATTAACAATATCCGCATCAGTTGCTGCGAGAACAGCAGGTGAAGCTAAAAGTGCAACGATGAATAAATACTTCTTCATATCCCTATCCCCTTTGGTAAAAGTGCCAAAAGAGTAGCAGGGATCGGGCTACGACAGAACAGTTACAAATCACTTGGTGACTAAAGCAATGAATAATGGAACAAGTATTGCCGATACCAAAAGGCCAACCAGCCATTTTTGGTTGTCGTCGATCTTATCAATGAACCGCTTTTCCATTGATGAAAGGTTTTGGTTGATGCTTTTCAGCTCAGATTCGATGCCTCGGATGTTTCGCTCTCGCAGTTCGTCTGTGGCTTCAAGTCTTGCAAGTCTCTCACGTGTGTACATATCGCCTCCGTCACCGCCACTACCTCCGCCACCGTGTTTCGGGAAATCGACAACATGAATATTATCGTCCATTCTAGGGTTCATTGGTCTTCCCCTGACTCTGATAACTTCTGTTCAACCCACTTCAGTATTGGCCATGTTGCAAAATGCATAGAGTAAGCACAGTTCTTGCAAATCAAACGATATTCATATTTCACTAAAGAGTACGCTGGCCCATCTGTGTCAAGTTTGACTGGGATGGCATAAGTGCTGCTTTCGCACCCATCAGGCCCTACAGTTATTGAACTGGCGTTAGGTATAGAAATATCATCACTACCACAAATTGGACATGTGACTGCTTTGACGCCGCGTTCGAAAAGGTATTCAGAGAATAGCTCGGGAGTGACTTTCTCCAGCCGCCGCTGAAGAGTCAGTTGAAGTTGCATTTGGCGCTGTTTTTCATCTTCCACGCTGATTCACCACGAAATGTATTTCCGTAAATTTATCACGCGAGGCACGACTTCATAAACTGATCATCTATCCATGTAGACTACAAAACCCGCAGTTAAGCGGGTTTGAGATTAATGAGGCCCATGCCTCTGTGCATCCATTGCCAGCATCTGCTCCGCCCAGTCCATAACCTCGTCGTATTTCTCCTGGGTTGGCACCTTGCCTTTATCCTTTTGCGGGAACTTGGCATTCATGGCAGCCCGGAAGCTGGTCATCGTCATGTTCCAGGCGTCTGCCTCACTCATCCCGAGGTGGGCAACTGCGGTATAAACGAATGTACGGGCATCGAATTTATCGCTGTACTCGCCTTTCTTGCTCTCGAACTCTTCGGGCGGCTGATCACCCATTACGCCATGCAAAATCAGGTGACGCGCCAGCTGGATGACGTCTTCAACTGGCAACGAGCCAGGCTTAAACAGGAGGCGTCCCGCCGTAGTCACTGAGTAAGAGCCGATGATTTCAGTAATGTCGCCTTCAGAGCAGTGTTTGACTACACTAGCTGCGGCCGCTGCCATATCCGCAAAGCAGCGTGCATTAGCCGCTTTCAGAATCTGGGGGTCTGCAATTCTGTGCTTTGGGTAATGGCCTGCATGAACTTTCACGAAAGCATCAACGATTTGCTCAGGCGTGCCGATTCGGGACATAGCCAGGAATGAAGGGTTGAGGAATATCTCTTTGCCGCTGGCGCGAATGACAGCCTGGCCGATATCGGTGATTGCTTTCATGGAAACTCTCAATAAGAGGGAGGCCAAGCCTCCCATGGATTTAGGCTGCGTTCACGGTTACAGTAGCTGGGCTGGAGGTTACCGAGCCGGCGGTTGAGGATGTAACCTGACAGGAGTAAGAACCCGCATCACCCGTAACGACGCTGGCCTTCGTGTAAGTAGCGTTCGTCGCACCTGATATGTCAGTTCCGCCCTTCTTCCACTGATAGGTCAGAGTGGAGCTGTCAGAGACATTTGCCGCCACCGAAAGATTGAGCGCATCACCCACAGTGAGTGTGCGATTCTGCGGCTGGGTAGTAATGGTGATTACGGCGCCGACATCACGTACATCCACCTGGCCCGCGCTTGACGCCTCAATAGACCATGTGGCCACGTCATCATGAGGGGCTTCATCTTCCCACGAAGTCACCATAAACGGACCTTCGGTAATGTCGTTTGGAGAGATGATTTTCAGCCAGACATATGGCTGATTGCTGGTTTCTGCTGGCGGGTTGTATACGTGACGCTTCAGCGCGTTCTGCGCATAGACATCTTCTTTTCGGGTTACGCCATCTCCAGAGAACGAGATGTTTTTGTAGGTTACGAGATTTTCCTGCGTGTACGCCGCGCTCATATCAGCAGTAGCGTCTGCGGTATCCCATTCGGCGGAAACAGTCTTCCCGCGCATCATGCCAAGGCGCTTATAGTCACCGTTGGCGGGTTGTGATTCGGGGCAGCCAATCGCGTAGTAAACGACGACATCACGCCCTGTGAAAGCACCAGCTTCACATGCCATGTCTTTATCTCCGTGTTATCGGGAAATGATGGTTTGAAAGGAAATATCGAAGAGGTAACGACCTTCTTCGGTCTGGATGGCGGTGATACCGCCGATTGGCTGCATCGAGATGATGCATTCAGTCTTGTAGTCGTCGATCATCGCCTGGCGTATTGCATCAGCGCGGTCTTCAACTTCGTTGATGTCACTGTCGTTCTGTCCTGACAAAACAAGGATACGGAAAAAGTCGCGCGTAATGGCTTCCTCAGGCTTGCCACCGCCGTTTTGCTGGATGACAAGGTATCTTTCCCTTTCCGTTCCTTCCAGCTCGTTCCAGGAGCGCTTCTGGACGCGATAGCCGACATCAAAACCGTGGGACTGCAACCACGCTCTCAGAGCGTCATACACCTCGCTACGCGTCATACTTTGTATCCTTGCCTGATGATGGCCTTAATCTCGTTGAGGCCGTCGCGCTCAAAGCCTTTGCGGAGAAAGTCCGGCTCGCCGTTAGGGTCCCAGTAATTACCGCTACCGTCAGGCCTTGGCTTGCCCTTGAGCTTGCCCTTTGCAGCATTAACAGCAGCTGCATAATTTGCCGTGTAACCCACTCTGCCTATCATTCCTGAGGGCATGGGTTCGAGCCGCTTGTACTGGCTGTTGATGAGGGTTGACGATTTAACAGGAGTGATTAGAGCAGCATGATTGGCACCGGCATTCATGACCTGATACAGAACCTTCTCCGTGCGTATTCCGGCTATGTCACTCAGCACCCTGCTGGTATTCATCTGGACGCGCTTGATACCTTTAACGGGCATGATTACCTCACGTCAGGATTTTGTAGTCGGGCTCTTCACCGAAAAATGACATATCCCAGTCGGTTACAGCTTTGATGACATTAGCGCCAGCTTTTAGCGGATCTGATAGTGCCGTAGTGTCACCTCTGGCGATGTACCAGTCTCGCTGTGGCATGGTTGCGGTAACGCCATTACGCTTCAGCTCAGTAAAGAAAATCAGGTTCGTGGTGAACTCTTTACCACTGCCATCAACGGCAACTTCATTGTTCGCCGTCCAGGTGCAGTCAATCAGGTATGGGGTGCCGTTTGTCCAGGTGTTGTTCCAGTCGTCATAGACGCGAGGGTAGACAGTGGCGACATTGGTGTAAGACCAGTTAGCCGTGGCTGACACTATTATCCTCCCACCGGATAACCTCCGGATTCTCAGCGGCTACCTTCCGGCACAGCAAATACCATTCACCGTTACTTTTAACGTAACCCGTGACCCGCCGCCCGCAGTCAGTGATAACCCAGACCTTTACGAAGGGCTCAGGAAGCCTCTGCTTGACCGATATCAACCCCATCATCGACTCCCGTTGCACATGCAGCCACCCCTTGCAATCCAGATGCCAGCGAAAGCGGTATTGGTCGGATCAGGCGGGATCAGGCTTGTAGCGCATCCATACTTATCTAGTCCCCTCAGAAGCCCCAGAGAGGCTTTCCATCGGTCAGCAAAAGACAGGTACCGAAATGAGCGTGATGCGCCGTTGGGCCCTGTCTGAGAACTGATGTACTTGTCACCCTGACCGAGCCCCATAAGCGCCAGCAGATAGAGCTGAATCAACAGCGAGGTCGATGCAGGATAATGTGCATCGAGACACTCCTGTATGCTGTTGGCCTGGTCGACGAGAGCCTGAAGAACAAAATCGGGAATGGTAATTCCCTGGCTCTCCAGATACTCCTTCGCCTGTTCGAGAGTTACCATTATCGACTCCGTGAAATACCCCGCCGGAGCGGGGCATAAAAAAACCGCCTTAGCGGCGGCTGTTATTCAGCAGGGAAAAGCTTTTCGAGTTCGCCATCTGGCAACAGCTCACTGAGCTTTTCAGCGCCCAGGGTGCCCCTGAACTCAACGCCCAGCTGGGTCAGGCGCTCCTGAATGATCTCTTTGCGAGATTTTTCACTGGTACCGGCATCAGGTGTCGCTGGATTCAGCTCACCACCAGCCTCGCCTTTCATCAGCCGGACGTTAGACTTCAGCGCCGGGTGAAGCTCTTTCAAATCCACCACGTCGCCAACCTTCACGCCGAACCATGGGCGCACAACTTCGTATTTAGCCATGCTGTTTCCTTACGCCAGGTCGGCGCCGTAGACAACGCCGGACAGACCCTGATCGTCTGCGGTAATTTGCAGACCTTCAGCAGACATGATCTGGAAGTTGTAGTTAACGTTAGGCAGTGGGCGCGGCAGCGGAACAACACCTACGGCCATGCCCACCAGTGGAGAGATCACGTCACGGCGACGAACGTACGCGATAAACTCGTTACCGGTCAGCGCGAAGCTCATGCGGATTTCCTTCACCGGCGCGAACGGCAGAACCGCCTGCAATACAGTGCCGCTTACAACGCCATTCACCACGTACGGCTGCGCCAGGTTTGCCCAGATTTCCGGGGAAACCCACATTACATCGTATGCGGCGACTTTGTTCGTGCGGGCGGTAGTACCGAATGCGCCTTTACCGAAGAACGCAAAGAGCGCAGTCATGTCGGCAGTAGTAAGGTCGATATTCGCGCCACCAGCACCGGAACCGAGGTTAATCTTCTTGGTGTTTCGGTGGTTCTTAATGCCCTGCGCCGGGTAGGACTGAACCTGAATTTTTGAATCGCCATTCAGGTAGTAGTTGACGCGCTTCTGGTTGAACTTACGCATCTTAGCCATCTGCGAGTCCAGCACCAGATCAATGCCTACAGAGTTAAGGCCAGCAGCATGACGCCAGTTAACACCGTAACCAGCAGTGAATACCGGAATCGGATCACCGTCGCTCGCGTAGTCAGTGTGATCGAAGGAGAACGGCGCCTGGCCATCGATGCTTACTGACACGTCATCAGCGATATCGCCAACCACGTTATACAGCTTGGCGGTTTTACCGACCGGCAACACCGTCTGAACGCCGATCAGGTCGTTCACGATTTCCATGCCGATTTCTTGATCGCGCAGTTGGAGCACCTGACGGTCAATCTCAGCCCAGAAGTCACGGGAGAAACCGCCAACTGCGTTACAGGCCAGCATGTCAGCAGTCATCATCGCGCGGTTAGCTGCAATGATGGAATCGTTCTGTAGGTTCCACATGTTGCGGTTTGCCCACAGCTCATTCCAGTGCCCGCCAAGGCGGGAGTTAGTCGCCAGCGTCTCTTTTGAGAAGTACATATGTTTTTGTCCTTTTGTTACGCGCCAGCAGCGGCGGCAGTGCCAACGCGCATGCGCACGCGGATGAAGTCGGTGGTGCTGGCCGCGATGGTGTATTCATCCTGGCTGTATCCGATCACTGAATCAGTGTCATCGGTTGCCAGGGTAAACTGACCAGCAGTGCCCAGCTTGATCGGACTGTCTTTTTTATACGCACCAGGCAGGCAACGCAGCGCCAGCTCACGACCTTCTTCGACGTAGTTACCTACTGCCGAATCCCCGGCAGGGATTTCTTCGGTGATTGTCAGGCCCTGGTGGTAACCAACATCGATGATGTACAGGCGGCCGGTTAGCGCAGTAGCCTGAGCGAATTCATCGGATGAGTTGATGGTTGCGGCGGTGCCCGGTAGCAGCGCAGCGGCCGTAGTGCGGGTTTCGGTCTTGTACAGAGACTGACCGTCGATATTAACGCGACGATAACGTGGCATTATTCCGGCTCCTTACTTGAAGTGTTCGTCTGCGGCAGGTGCGCCGGTTTCTTTGTGCTGCTGAGCATTGTTGGTGCCCAGCGGAGCAGCTTCGCCCAGCGACTTGAACATTGCGTCCAGGGCATCGCCAGAAAGCGCGTTGGCCACGATGTCACCATGGACCTTAGCAACCGCATCGCGCTTGGCTTTCTCTTCAGCGCGTGAGTTGGCGGTCAGGGTGTCAGCAAGTTGCTTCTGGTTGGCCTGTAGCGCATCAACCTTTTCCGCGAGAGGCTTAATAGCCGCTTCAGTATTGGTCGCAACAGCCTGGCCGATCATGCTGCCGATTTGTTCCAGTTCTTCTTTGGTTAAAGGCATGTCGCCCTCCGTTTTGTGGTTTGGTGCAGGCTGTTCCTGCGGTGTGAATAGAGCTTTGAATTTGTTAGCGACGACTGCCACCCATGACTCCTGGCGCGCTACTGCGGTGCCGGTATCGTCGAAGGTGATAACGCCGCCCTCAGACTTGTAGCCAAACACCTCAGCGCTGCCGCCGTTGCGGATGATTACAGCTTGCGAGTCAGTGAAATCAGCAACCCATGCGTATTCATCCGCGCCCGCCGCAAACTTCGCTTTGGCTGCGCGATCGAGACGCTGCTCGCGCTCCCGGTAGGATTCACCCACCAGCGCGCCCGAGTTAGCCTTGAGCGGTTGAGCCAGATCGGCATTGACCATCAGGCCAACTCCCTGCTCAGGGGTTGCCGCCCCAACTTCGTGCAACAGGATCGCGTCATGGTCCATGCTGTGAATCTTCGCCACCCACTCGGCGCCCGTAGCACTCTGTTGTTCGTTAGGCTCAAGCTGGTCGAGGAAAGCGGCGACACTGGTATGAATGGGCGGTACGTCATCGCCACGCTCGATAGCTGCAACACGCTCAAGTAGCTCGCGACCACCTGGTGACTCCTCAGCTTTAGATACATCAACCCATTTCTCGAGGTAGATTCGATTGCCGGACTTCTTGACGTTGCGATTCCAGGCACCCACAAATCCAACAACAAGCCCCTCCGGTGAGAAAGCAGATACGAATTCACCGTTTACCTGCGGGTGACCCAGTGGCGCCAGGGTACCTTCCAGACCCTGATAGTGGGCGTCGATTTCCTCCGCAGTGTACAGACCGCCGTTCATGACTACGTTGGCCGGCAGCGTATAGCTCGGCAGCACCAGATGCTCCCGACCGTTATGTGTTTCGCGCCGGATAGACTGACTGTTCACCTTCGTGGTGATGTTGACCTGCATAGGCATAGTTATTTCCCCGCCCAGGCGTAACCGCGCGCCTGCATCGATTTATATTCCTGTTTGAGTTTCGTGATGGTGTCCGGGTATTCCGGATTACCGTCCGCATCCACCAGCACCGACTGCTGGCTGCATTTGCAGTTGATGGAGTTGCCATCCTTGCTGTACCAGTCACGGACCTCTTCATTGGTGTAGAGGTGGGCATGGCGCACTGCGTGGGTATGCCGCGTTGTCGGTGAAAGCGCCGAGATGTGAACCAGAAGCGTTTTAAGGCCGTAAAGGTCATTCGCCTCCTGGTCTTCATCCCACTTAGCCCGGCGCAGCGCGGTGGTCACTTCTGTACGCGCGATTCTGTTCGCCCGGCGTTTCTCGATGCCGGTCTGGTCTGTCAGGTTGCGGGCAATATCCAGCGGATTGAGCCCGCGCCCCACTCCATCAGTCAGCACGCGCGCCATGTCGCGCTTAACGTCAGCTGTCAGCCCCTTCATTTCCTCAAACACACGGGCATGCACCAGCGCCATGCGTTGCTGGTACGGGTCGCTTGCGAGGATGGACGCCAGTGATTCGCGCCCGGCGGCATACACCGGTGACTGCTGGCTGAGGTTGTAGTACGACTGCCCGGTCCCTTTCTCCGATGCCAGATCGATGTACTCGTAAAGCCACAGGTCGTAATCGCTACCTTCAAGCAGCACCTGATCCACCAGGTAACTGGCATCGTTCAGGATGATGGAGAGTAGCGTTGGGTTTAGCTGGTATTCGTATCTGGCGTTTACTGCAAGGGAGGAAGGTATTTTGTCGAGTGCTGATTTGTACGCTTTGCCAATCTTATTCATTCGCCTGGCGAAGTCTTTCATTGCCCAGCGTTCCAGCGCATCGGCCCCGGTCGGATCCTGATAGTTACGCGGCAGAATCGGTGGCTTCGTCTTCTTAGTCGCCATCCTCTTCTCCTAACGGGAATTCATCGACGTTTTCATAACCGGCAGCTGTGCGAATTTCTTCGCGGCTGAATGCCGGATTCTCTCCGCTGCCCTGGAACGTCTGGTTAATCTCTGCCATGGTTTTGGCATTGGCGAGTTTCTCAGTTCCTGTCTGCTCGTTGAGGTCATCCCAGATAACCGTCTTCTCGCTGACAGCATCAATGATTTTCAGGTCAATGAGCTTGTCACTGAAGTCTTCAATTTCGAATGACAGGTCACCTCTCCGTGACTGGCAGCGACCGTTGAAATACTTCTGATCTTCAGTGCTTGAACGCTCAGCTTGCTGATTGCCGACAAGAATACGCGCCGGAATATCCACCCCAGCCGAGGCTGTCTGAAGGTTGACATTGTAAGTAGGCGAAGGGTCAGAAACAGCAGAGACCATCGACGTAACCTGCGCACCCTGGGTGATCAGGAGTACATCGTTACCAACATTCAGCTCTCTGGCAGCTTCGTTATAGCGCTCCTGAAGTTCATCTACCGAGACGCCATACAGAGAAGCCAAATTCGCAAAGTCGATGTCCTTTTCAAAGTTTATTGCCTGCTTGTTTGAGGCATTTTTCAGGAACGATTCACCAGACCCGCCCTCTACCTTTTCGAGACTGACAAAGGCGTTATAAGGTGGTTCAAGGAAGCCAATGGCATCATTCGAGTAGTCTCCCAAGATGAAGACGCGATCAGGATGCACAAAGCGCTGATTAGTTCCGCCGTTTGGCAAGCTCTCAACGTATTTCCACTGCTTTGGTTGCCCGTAGCCTGCCGATTTCTGGTCAGTTACCCACTCGCTGACAGTTAAAGAACCGGCCCATGCGATCGTTACCTTTTTAAGTGACTTACCGCGAACAACCGGCTGATCCCATGCTCTTGAATCGTTGATATGCAGCAGGATGCCAGCATAGCGCCCGACCAGGCGGCGGCGGTCAGCTTCAGCAAAAGCTCGCCAGAGGCGCTTAGTGAAAACCTTTTTGGTGTTCTTCTCCCAGGCTGTTTCATCCTTACTCTCGTCGGCATCATCACCCTCGATGATTTCCGGGTTCGTCTGCCAGCACTTACCCACCAGCTTCTCTACTGCGCCGTGTGCTATTCCACCACGACGGTACAGGGCGTAAAGGTTTTCGTAGGTTACCTGCTCAGGGAAGCCATACTCACACCATGCGGAATGGCGCTTATTGTCCAGCCCCATCGTTGGCGCCATCAGCCCCATACGGGCGCGCGCCATCCGCGCATCGTTCAACGCATGGTTGACGGCGAGAGTTAATTTGTCAGTCATGGTTTGTCCGTCAGCGTTTCAGCGGCGGGATTTTTGGTCCTTTTGCCGGAGTGAATGATTCAATCTTTCTGAGCATCAGAGTGCGACAGTGCCTTGGGATGTAATTTAGAGGCATGACTCTTTCGAATCTGATGATTTTCCCACAGGCGCAGCACCAATATTCGGTCATGTACGCACCCCCTTATCGTTGTTTTGGCGGTGGTAATACCTTGCCGGAAGATTTCGACGCGCATCGCTGATAACCAGTCCATTCATTGCGCTTTCTCTCGCAGCCCGGGCATTTGCATTTATCTGCCATAGCTATCTCCTTTGTAGACGCTTAGGAATCATCATCCCGGCCATTTGGCCCTTGCGCTTAATGTGTCCGTCAAGGCTGTAGCGGATGCCGTCCCAGCAGTGCTCGTAGCCATCGGCGAGCTTCGGCAACACCTCACCAGTGATTCGGTCCGTTTTGTACGACCACATGCGGGCCTCGCGTGCTACGTTCTTGCAGCGTGGATGGATAATTATTTCGTCGAAGCCGCGAAGATGGGCGATCCCGTCTTCAACACTTCCCTGCCATTTTTCGGCAGCCGAGATGTTGAAGCCCTGCCGCTTGAGATAGCTAATCGTCTCGGGTCGAGCGGAGTCGGCCTTGATCGGCCAGTCACGTGATCCGGGAATTGTGTCGTACAGCTCTGGCATGTGGTCGAGCTCTGTCTGCTGCCCGTATGCCTCGTACTCGATGTACAGCCGGTTGTGCAAGATGAACGAACGTACCAGCGTGTTAGGGTCTTTGGCGAACCCGAAGTCAGCACCGAAGAACAGGCGATCGGCCTCTTTCCATAACTGGTCCGAGAACTCGGCAATCCGGTATTTCCCGGCCAGCACCTGCTTATCGGAGTTTTCGAGGTAAGCACCTTCCCAAACCCACGCGTATGTTGCCGGGTCGAGGCGGCGCTGATCGTTCTGCCGCTCACCTTCCAGCACGTCAGGGAACCACGGGTTATCCGTGTAGTTCATCTCAACGGTAATGCAGTCGTCGCCGGCTTCTTTGCGGAACCTCTTATCAGTGGCGCTACCGTCACGCTCCGGGTTCCACGTCACCCAAATCTCTGAGCCTTCTTCACGAACTGTTGGGCTCAGCTTCTGCCAGGCTATTTCGCTGACTGATTCAGCCTCGTCGACCCAGCACAGCAGAATGCGCGCTTTCGACTTGATGCTGTCGAGGTTATGCCGCAGACCGCAGAACACGTAGTTAACGCTCTTGTCGATGGTGCGGATGTACTTTTCGCCGATGTCAAAGTTGGAAGCCAGCCATGGAACAGACAGTATCGCCTGTTTCACCTCCTGCATGCTCGACTCTTCCAGAGAGTTCATGAATTCACGCGCGCAGAGCACCACTCCGCTTTCTCCGTTCATCATCGACTGATACGCCTTTACGGCTGTCATCAGCGCAAAAGTGCGCGTCTTGGCACTACCACGCCCACCGTGCGAGCATCGATAACGCTTATTCACCGCAGTGAACAGCGGCGCAAGCTTGGCGGGGATCGGCAGTTGAACGGCTTCACTCATGATTTCGGCTCAACGGGGAGCAACTGAATGACAGTCGGCTTCGGAGTCATAGTTCCGTCTGAAGATTTGTGGTCGATTTCCTGGCTGACTTTGTCGCCGTACTTTTTCGGGTTCATGCGGGCCAGGGCCCATTTTCGCGTGTCGATGCGAAGACGTGCTTTAGCTACTGCGGCAGCCTCTTCATTTACGCCGTCAGCGATATCGAACATATCTTCGAAAATAGCATCAGCGCGTGTCTCAGTGGCTTTCGCGTATTGGTCGCGAAACTCTGCATGTTGTGCCAACCAGCGGAACACCGTCGCCTTGTTAGGCATTCCAGCGCGCTCACAAACCTTGCGCAGGCTTTCCCCATCGGCAAGCAGTGAACATATGTCAGCTGCCACCTCTGGTAAATAGTCAGAAGGGCGGCCCGTTTTCTTTTTGGTCGCCATGTCGATTCCTTGTGGTTGTCATTATCGAAGCCCCTCGTAAGGAGCTTCTGTAATGGCTACTTCACTGTTTCGATGGTCGACCCGTGAGAGTTCATCACGTAAACCTGGTCGCCCGGATAGATGAACTGGTAGCGGATGCCATCAAATGCTTCCCGCTTTGCATGCTCAGGACTCTCAAAGTCTTCGATAAGAACAGCAATAGCCTGGTAATCTAGTACTCCCTCTCGCTCACTGACGATTAGCTCCTCTTCCTGCAATGCATTTTTGCACTCTGCATCTGCATAAACATCAGGTAGCCAAATAGCAAAGTCAGGGCTTGAGTGGTAATCAATCAATTTAAGAATATCTTCAAATCTTTCGGAGTCTGGTCGCGCTACCGTGAATGTCGGCAGCTCGCAGATATGGGTTACACCGTTGATGATGGTTTTCACTGTGAACATGGTTACTTCCTTCTTCGTCTTCTGGTTACTACAAAAAGCCCCGCGGATGCGAGGCTGTGAGAATTTGCTACGGTTAAAGTCCAGAGGAGAGACTGTGTCAGAACCTCATGGATGAGGCTCTATTTCCCCTGGGTCTGCTTATCCCACTCCTCGCGGAACCTGGATGGGTTGTCGAAACCTTCACTGCACTGGTTGGTTTTCATCACTTCGCCCCCGATTCTTTTGTTTTCTGGCAGTTCGCCTGCCACGCTTTGTTATGCGCCAGGATGTCGCGCTTCGTCTGGCGGTCAAGAACATCAATGTCGTGATCAGTAAGGTAGATTGGCTTTACCCAGTCACAGGCTGTATCAACCACCACCGGGACGCTTCCACGTGTCACGCAGCTCGCGATCAACATCGTCATCAGGCATGCGGTTAACATTCTGCTGTACATTGCTGGCCTCTTTCGTTGCTTCTACCCGGCGTTCGGCTGCTGACTCAATGGCCGAGGCCTTTTCTTCTGTGCGCTGTCGGTCTGCTTTTTCTTCAGCCTGTTCACGCCCGCGAAAACGGCCCACACCATACGCACCAAGCACCATCAGGATCGCAACTCCGATTGCCGCCAGTACAGATTTGAGTGTCGTCATAGGCTCACCCGCTCGCGCATCCAGCCATAAACGAATGACTCGTTAGCCGGCCGCTGTTCTGCCAGCTCAAGATAACGCTGACCTTGGCTACAGTTCAGTGCGCGAAGCAATACGATTTCTCCCTCATCTCCACGTCGAGCAAGATAGCTTTTCAATGCGCTGATAGTTCGGGGGCCAATAACCCCATCTGCAATCAGGTCTGGATAGAGTATGCCTTGAGTGTTGAACACGCTCAGCCAGCGCTGGAACCATTTAACCGGCACTGATGGCCCCATGTTCACACCGGTATCGCAAAGTTCGGCGGCAATGGAAGGGGATACTTCTGCGACCTGATCAAAGCGCGGGCCATACCAGTAATCAGACTCAAGGATCGCCAGAGCCTGCTCACGCGTAAGATTTCGCATATTACCGGTATAACCATGCGCTCGGGCGGTTGCCTGGGTAATCCCCCAGTTCGTTGGGCCGCCCTTATCGTTCGGGTGATCAACATAACCACCCTCTTTGCCGAGAATGGTGTTAAAGATATCGTCTTTGGTCATGGCTATCTACGGATTGTCGAGATGCTTGGGTGTTTGTACTGATTTCCGCCACGCGTCTTCATAAGGCGAGGCTTACTTACTGCATGCTGCCATGATGCAATTCGGATCTCGCTGGAGTTGCAGACGTAGTAGGCGAAGATAACCCGCCAGGCATTTTCATCCACATTCTTCAGGTAGTGGCGAATGACAGCATCAATGAGCATCCCGTCATCATCACTACATACCGGCCGTGATGCTTGCTGGGGCTCGACGGTAGCCATGAATCTGGCAATCATGTTGATCATCGCTTTATCAATCTTGCCGGTCTGGCACCATGCGCCCCACAACTGGAGCCACTGGTCTACCCATTGATGCTGGTCGTTGGTTAATTCCAGTTTCATTATGCGGCTTCCTTATGTGGCTGGTTGGTTTTGGTCTGGCTGTGCTTTGCTACTGGCGGCATGCTAGCGCGCTTAACGCTTTCTACCTGGTACCTCAGGAAATCGGCGTGGTTCATGCGGCCTCCTGTCGTCGGGCCCGGCGTTTTTCCAGCGCGCGGGCTTTGCGTGTGAAAATAGATTTGATGCGTTGCAGGTATTGGATGTCGAACCGGCGGACAGAGTTATCGTTGTTTATCGCCTCAACTTTTTCGGCACCGATGCGCTCAATAAGACCCTGCTCGAAAGCCTTTTGCGCGCCGTCCCGATCCCGGTTGCAATAGACACACTGGGCAGCGGTATTGTGAAGGTTGAAAGCCAGATGCGCGGCAGCGCCACGGGTGCGATAGTGTCCGCAGTCCATGGTTCCGCCAAACTTCTGCTCTGGCAGCCTGCCGCAGCTGATGCACGGCTTACCGGCATCCCTCAGACGGACGTACCGGTTGAATGCCGCCTGCGCTTCCGATCTCCACTGCGGTTTCGTTTTTAGCGCCACCTTTCTCGCTTTCAGATCCCGGCGTTCCGCGCGCTCTTTCTCTTTGCGCTCCTTGATGCGCTTAGCCGCGGCTTTCACCTTCTCCTTCTCGCGTTCTTCCATTGCGAGGATTGCGCCGTGTTCCGGGCAGCACCAGCGGATCCGGATGTCATGGAATTTCGGCACGAAGTATTCTCCGCATACTTTGCACTTACGGCGTGATGGTTTACGCATGATTCCTCCGTGCCGCGAGACGCAGCCATTTCTGATCCACCAGGCGGGCGGTGTAGCCTTTCAAGGTCGGGATGTCGGACGGCTTAATCGCTGGCTTGCGCTGGCGGCGCGCCGGAACGCGGAAGATTTCGTTTGTGATGACGCGGGAAAGTGGAGTAGACATCAGGCCTCCTGCTTATCGCGCAGCTGCTGGTACTCACAGCTCTGCGGAATGGTCAGGTGGCAGCCGATATTCATCGCCCAGGCTTCTACTTTGCACAGGAAGATGTACATCTCTCCAGTTTCCAGTTCTGACGTATGGCGGAGGGATTGGACCGTGGTGACCTCGCCGGACACGACGTCTACCCGGTCCTTGCTTTCGTAGCCGAGATAGGTGTGCTTCATCGCTTCTTTGACCCACTCAGGCGTAGCGAAGGTCTTGCCGCGGGCGATGAGGTATTCGCTGATTTCCGTGTACCACATGTGGCTGAGGGCGTTCTGCGACAGGCTGCGCTTCTCTCGCCATGGCTTAACCTGAAGGCGGAAACATTGCCCGGCATCCAGCAATGGCTGAATCTGCTGGCCTATGGCCGCGAAGTTTCCTCGATGGAGTTTGATGCCGTCTGCTGGCAGGTTCATACGGCCTCCTTAACGGAAACCGCAGAATGCAGAAAATCGCAGGTGCATTTCTGCATCTGTGACAAGGTGAGGAGTTCAGATTGTGGTCGCATTTAAGTCCCCTTAAATGCGCAGAAGTCACCGGAGTTGTTCAGGCTCCGATGACATGATTATGGCTGCTTGATTCCAGAAAATCAAAGGTTACTAAACCGTGGATGATTTCTTTGGGTGATATTTGCGAATTGCAGCATCGACACGATCGCGAGATGGTAAAACATCAAATGCTATGTTGTAGAATTCACCATCATACGCTTGCTGTCTGACAACATTAAATTCTTTGAACTGAGTCATTGGGTAGACCACTGGTTCATTGGAATTGGTAGAACGCATTACAGCTTTTGTTACCACGCTTATTTTATCAAGACCCGCTTCATCGTGCTTGATATCCCCTTCATGACCCAAACCAAAAACCAAGTAATCTTCCATTTAATCTCCTTTAAAATTTTGTCATGCGTCTAATTCGACCTACTATTTCATTAAACTTTGTGAGATAAATATTTGTTCGCATTTAGCCATAAATGGCTCTCTTCCTGATATTTCATGGTATAGGGCATGATTTAGCATGATTCCCTTCATGCTTTCTTCGCAGTCTTTCCTGCTGTAAAAGACATTCACCGGTTCTTTTTCAGTGTTCAAGTTCACCACTTCCAAAGAACAACCTGACATATTGCTGAGGCTGGCACAGGTACTCAAAACCAGCACAAATAGTTCGTGCATAAATGACTCCCTAATTACTGTGCTGGTTATATTGCCCAAACTTTAGCAGAAATTACGACTATTTTTTAACGGCGGCGAGCATCGCCTTATAGCGATCCGGAAATCGCGGGCTCTCCCATTGCAAACCCATCGCCTCGCACATCTGATAAGTCGGCTCAATCGGCACCAAAACCCAACCATCCGGAATCACCGGAGAGTTGCCAGCCAGTTCAGGCGTAAGCGCGTAATCGATATGCCCTTCATTATCGACTTCGAAATCCGTCCCTTCCTGCATGATGATACCCCAGCATGTGCGGCGCACTTCATCAGGGTCGCAACCTTCCTCAGCATTCTCCTGGCGATATTCTTCAATCGCTTCTTTGCAAAATGCGATCGCGTCTTCGCGCTTCTTGAAGAACTCTTCCCCATGATGGTCATTGAATGCGAAATATCCGTATACTGCCTCTGCTGGCAACTTGTAATCCGTCGTTACAGGTTCGGCACCCTGAAGCATGGCCGCCTCCACGATTTCAACCATGTCTTCTGGCGGAACCTTGCAATGCAGCCCGATGTGTCTTTGCTGCTTGGCGTATTCGAGGATGTGTTGAAGCTTGGTGCGATTAATCATGATTTACCTCCCTGAAGCATGGCGGCGCGGCTACCATTGACCATCTTCACACCCAGGCGGATATCGTCCAGCTCAAGGTCGCCGTTAATTTCTGCATGCCGGAAAGCGATAGACAGGAACTCCATGCACTGCTCGTTTGTCCATTCAGGCACAGATAACGGCGCTGGCTGAGCTGGAGGATAATTTGCCAACATCCAACTAATGACGTAGTCGGCTTTGAACCGCTCAATCGGAAAACCTTCATTCCAATCGCGGAAATGATAAATAACGTGACTCAACTCCGGTTGTCTAGGCTTGCTCTCCGCTTCGAGCGATGCCAGCGCCAGCCTCATCGCCGCCAGCGCCATGGCCGCATCTTCGTTTACTGCTCCGGGCGTCGCATTGCGCTCTTCTTCAAGCTCCGCGATGGTCTTCAATAGCCATTCTTTGGTAATAGTGCTCATGGGTTAGTCCTCGAAATCTTATGGCTCGGTGCGAAAGCGCGGGTTCGGTCCTTGCTGATGCGCCATCCATGGGAACGAGCCTCCTTCGCGCATTCTGACCACGTGTTACCGACGTACTCGCCAAACTCTGGGCCGTGCCACGATTCTTCTGTACAGGTCTTGCAGTCGCAGTAAAGATGCATGGTGTAGTTGGCTGCTATGGGCATATCACTCTCCTTTACCGGCTGCGGCGGCGCGTAAGTTGCGCTCTGCAATTAAAGCTGTATCAGTCGGGTCGGTGGTTTCAACGACGCCCGGTTGCAAACGGCTCAAGTCAGAGCCCGTCAGGTTAAAGATTGCGTAAGAGATATCACTGGCTGCCTGGCGCATAACCTCCTTTTGCTCAGCAATCCGCTTCTCTGCCACTTCTCTGCGGCTATTTGCGCAGTCGTAACGTTGTGTCCACAGCCGAACCTCAGCCTCCAGTAGACCTTCCAGATCAGCATTACGCTTTTCTTTGGCTTCCAGCTCATCCAGCAGCGCCAGCACGGTTTCCGGCCCGGTGAGCAGGTTGAATGCATTCGCCGCGTCAACATCACCATCGACGTTTAGCAGCGCCTCATCAAACAACTCATCATTCGGCATCATCAGTAATCTCTGCATTGCTGGTAATGCCTTCTCCGCAGCTTCACGTAATGCGAGTTTGTCGATGTTGCTCATTGGGCGGCCTCCCGTGGATAATGCTGCATGTCTTTAACGCGATAGCGCCTGACTTCTGTTTCATCAACACCACAGCAAATACAGAGACAAACAGGCTCAGATTCGGAGTGAATTTCCTCTTTCTTGCCAACTGTGACAGGCACTTCTACCCAGGTATTTGAGCTGATATGGCTAACGACTTTGTAGACAAACATTTCGTTTGGAACGCCAAAGCGCTTTTGCTCAATCAGCGCATAATCACCAAATTCGAATTCATGCTTCATGACTGCACTCCTTTGCGAAGCTCCATGGCGAATACTCTCGCTCTAATCGCCTCCCCCTCAAGGTCGCGAGCAGTAATCTCATGACCAGCTTCTTTCGCCAGTCGAGCAGCTGTTAAGCGACGCTCAACTAGAGCATCAACACCGCTGGACCGCATTTCAGCCAGGAAAGCGTCGGTAGCTGGGATTGAATCAAGCACTTCACAAACATCGTCGTTCTTGCCATCGCGCTCGGTTCGGCAATATCCGCACATGATGTAACTGTCAGCATGCTTTTCAATCGCTGACTTCAGCCCCACATTCTCCGCAGCCAGAGCCGCGCATCTGGCTTCAAGTGCGGCGTAGTCTTCGTAATCAACCATATCGCCTTCAGCACTCTCTACCACGTCGCAATGGCACGCATGCTCATCACAGGCCACCCACTCATAACGTTTCACGTTCATACCCCTACCCTCCCCCAAACCATCAATACCCTTCTCATCGCCGGACTGTTGCGGCACTCCTGGCAGATCACGTTCGTCTCTGTACGCTGCACCAGCTTCGAATTTCCCTTCGGCATAGCCGGGATTGTTTCTGGTGCGTATTTCATGCCGTAACTGGTCAGCCGATACAGCCGCTGGCCGTGCTTACCTTCGAACTCGATCAGGCCGTCTGCAAACAACGTGCTTAACGGGCCGGAAATCTTTTTGGTGGTCATGCCGATCATGGTGGCAATACGAGCACTGTTCAGGCCCGGGTTATTACGCAGGGCTGCAAGAATCTGCCCACGGATTGTTATGGTCATCAGAACCCCCCTTTCTTTTTCGGCTGCTGCTCGCGCCCGCGGCGTTCTGCGGCGGCGGCCTGCTGGTCTGTGTCGTAAATTGCCCCGTTGTTCTGATTGCAATAAACCGTTCCGGTACTGCCGTGGCGGTTGAGTCGCAGTATTAACTCGGTTTCTCCCGGCGGCACGCTGTCATCGAAAGCACCTTCCCGGTGGATACCAACCCAGTAGTCGCAGTCCTGCTCAATCTGCCCTGTGTCGCGGGAATCGCTCGGCAACGGGCGTTTATTCACTCGCTTCTCCAGTTCGCGGTTGAGCTGGGTCAGCAGCACGACGACGCAGCCAAGCTCTTTGGCGAGGTTCTTCAGACCTTTGGTGATCATCCCGTAGGCCAGGTCATTACGGTCGGCCTTTTCGGCGGTCATCAGCGTCAGGTAGTCAACAAGAATCATGCCTACGCAGCCCTTCTCGCGTTTGATTCGGCGGCTTTCGGTAACGATATGCGCCAGTGACAAGCCAGGAGTGTCGTCGATGTACAGCATGTCGATTTCACTCAGTCTCCCGGCTGTGGCGATCGCCTTCTTAAAGTCGCCGTCGTAGTCGCCCTGGTACTGGTCATCGGCGTCATCCGTGGCGGGCATGTAAAAAATACTCGGATTAATGCCGGACTTCTGACCAACCAGTTTCTCGAGGATCTGGTCGCCTGGCATTTCCAGGCTGAACATCAGCGCTGGCTTTTTCTCACGAACTGCGCAGTTGATCGCCATCTGCCCGTACAGGGTTGTCTTGCCCATCTTTGGCCTTGCGCCAATCACGAACAGAGAGCCTTTAACCAGACCTTTCGGCGCTAGCATTCGGTCGAGTGACGGTATACCGGTACTCATGCCGCGTTGTTCGCCTGAAGGGTCAAAGCGTTTCTCCAGATCTGCTACCCAGTCATCCATAACCTCGCCAAACGATCTCAACCCTCGGCGGCTGCCGGTTTTTGAATGGTCTGCGAGCTGGGTGAAAATACCCTGAATGGCCTCGTACTTCTGCGTAGCGCTCATGCCGTTACGGGAATACAGCAGCTCAGTAGCTTCGGTCAGGCGGTTGATACCGTAGCGCTCCATTGCGGATTCCCGGACTGATGCTGCGTAAGCTACGATGTTTGCAGCGCTGGGAGTGTTCTTGGCGATCTCCGCAAGGTAAGCAAAGCCACCAACCTGCTCAGCGAGCCCTTTGCCTTCAAGCGCGTCGAACAATGTCAGACCATCGACTGGCTTGTTGTCGCGGAACATCTGGCGCATCTCGGCAAAGATCAGCTGGTGAGGTCGGCTGTAGAACGACTCAGGCTTGAGCATCGCCAGAACCTTCTGGACTCGCTCGCTGTTGTCATCGTCCAGCAGCAGGCCACCGATAACGCTCTGCTCTGCCTCGAGGTTTTGTGGTACAGCCATGAAATCAGCGGTCATCACGATCCCCCTCGCGCACTTCGATGTAGAGCTTTTCGGTCAGGAACTTATCGAATTTCATGCGGCGCCAGGTCTTCCCGGATTTCTGGTCTGGTCGGTCTTCAAGCATCCAGCGGCAGTTCTGAGCGATGTAGCGCAGATAGCTTCTGAAACCGTCCATATCCATCGGCTTGCCGTCCAGGTTGCGGGCAATCTTGTTAGCCTTACCCCAGAAGGTGCGGATCAGATTGCGTCGCTCATCAGTAAGGCATCTCCATCCCCGGGCTTCAGGCAGTTCGTCTTTCAGGCATTGCCATACTTCATCGCATGACAAACGGGACTTTTTCTCTTCAGCGGGTTTCTGGTCATTTGCGACATACTTACTACCGTTAGGTAGTAAGTTATTTAATATATTGTTATCTGTGGACACTGGCTGGACATCGGCTGGACACTCCACCTCCACAGGCATTGGTACTACTGCGTTTGGGCTGGACACCGGCTGGACATCGGCTGGACAAAAATTTGACTGATATTCGTCATATTTGACCACTTTTAGAACAGTAAAACGGTTGTTTGATTTGGTGGTGATCATGCCCAGATTCTGGAATTTACGGAGCAGTGATTTAACGCGATCAGCGGTCAAACCCGTTTCCATTGCCAGCGTGTTTCGCCCGGTAATGAACTCTCCGCGTTCGCAGATCACATCGCCGACATCAGTCGATACCAGTGTCTGTTCGTGATTAGCGCGCAGGAGCAGGTGAACCCATAAATGAGCCGCCTCAGCGTCCTTGTAGAACGGCACATCCATAATTTTACGGTGCAGCAAGGCAAACCCCTTACCGTCATTCGTGCGCGGTTTCTGGAGCCTTCTGGCCTCTCTGGCTTCGGCTAAATTGGATACGTTACCCACGGCCACTCTCCTTACGTTTCAGTTCTTCAAGAATGGCGCGCATCTTCTCTGCCACAATCGGGTTAACCGAGCGGATGAAGCGGTCGCGGGTTATGTTTTTATGTACAGCGGTATGGTAATAGCGTGGATTTTTTGCCATTATTCCTCCTGCAATGAGTGCACACGATTTGCATTTGAAGGCCAGTTCTGTTCGCGCAGACTGGCTTTCGCCATTTTTGATACTTCCCATCACATAACTCCCGGCGCCATAGCGGCCAGACTTGTCACCACCGCAGCGATTGATTCAGTTGGCAGGAAGCGCAGCAGTGCTTCAGCAGCTTCTCTCACCTCTTTCTCAAGGCGTTGTATCGGCTGACCAAGTAACTTCGCCTGATGCGCTTCAGTGCACTCTTTCATGGCCTCGGCTATCAGTTCGGCCTCAGTCTTTGCGACCAGACCGAACTCTCTCGCCACTTTCTCGTTATCCCGCGCCATCACGTCGATAATGACGGGGATCAGTAGCATCAACCCCTTGTCGTTCTTCGGGCCCGGATCGTTAATCATCCGGAAGAAGTTCTGCTTCGTGTTGTGTTCAGAACCTGCCAGTAACAACCCCTTCCCGCCGCGCGCCAGCCACTCTTTCGCAACCAGCTGAGAAATGTGAACCTGAGACTGGCCCGGCGTAGCTTTTTGCCAGGCCTTAACTGCCTCCCGTATTCGAGTTAGCTTACGGTTATTACGCGGAACACTTTGATAAATCGAAATCAACGGACGTTGTTCAAGTCCGGTACTCTGTTGATACGCAAGTGAATGCATTGCTTTCCCTTTCGTGGTTAGGGCCGCCAATCAGGCGGCATTATTTTTTGGTGGGAACAACGCATCGAGAGATGTATTGCTCCCCAGCTTATTCATCGCGTCAACCAGGCGGCGGCACGAATCCAGGTCTGGTGCTCGTATGCCAGCTTCATAGTTAGCAAGGCGGGACTGGTTCCAGCCGCACGAACCTGCTAACTCTGATTGAGTGATGCCAAGCTTCTTACGTTCGTTGGCGATATTGTTCATGCTGATCCTTTCAAGAATGGTCACTCAGCATCATTAAACACAATTCGTGATTATTAATCAACACAATTCGTGTAAAGCTTTTTAACACGGCGCGTGATACAAAATGAGAATGAATAGAATCGAAGATATAGCGGGCCGCATTAAGCGACTTCGCGAAGATAAAGGGCTGTCACAAAAGGCTCTCGCAGAGCTTTGCGGGTGGGCCTCGCAGTCACGCATAGGGAATTACGAATCAGGCACCAGGAGCGTTAGCGTTGATGATGCAACTGTAATAGCTAAGGCGCTGGGGGTTGCGCCTGCCGAGCTGCTTTTTGGCGATGACTACAAAGGCCCTTACAAGCCAGGTGATAAATACCCAGTTATAAGCAAGGTGCAGGCAGGAGCATGGTGCGAAGCTGTTGAGCCGTACACCCTTAAAGATATCGACCTTTGGCTTGAATCAGATGCTCACATTCAGGGGGAGGCGTTCTGGCTGCAGGTTGATGGTGACTCAATGACAGCACCGGCGGGTCTTAGCATCCCAGAAGGAACCTTTGTCCTCTTCGATACTGGGCGCGAGGCAATCAACGGCAGTCTGGTAATAGCAAAGCTATCCGATTCGAACGAGGCAACATTTAAGAAGTTAGTGATCGACGGTGCGCAGAAGTACCTGAAGGGTTTAAATCCACAGTGGCCATTGGTAGCGGTGAATGGTAACTGTCGAATTATCGGTGTTGCTGTAGAGACGAAGATGCGGCTGGTCTGATCGGCAAGGTGCTCTGGTCGGCGTATAGTAGGTAGATGGTCATCCCTCTATGGTTGACAATAGTAAAATATACAATTTTGTGTTGACGGCCTAGTTAACTTGGCATAGATTTATCAAACCAAGCCCAGCCCCGTTCGCAGACAATTGTTAATATCTGCATAACGGCTCTGGGCTATTTTTTTTGGGATTTTTATGAAGAAGGCAGCAATTTTAATTGATGCAGGATTTTTCATGCAAAGGGTGCACTCGACGCATCGTAAGCACTTTGCTGAACATGAGCTTACAGCGCAGTGCATCATGAAAGTCATATGGTCTATGGTTCTTTCCCATTTAAACGGAAAGCGGCAATCTCAAGAACGGAGAGATCCTCTTGAACTTTATAGAATTTACTTTTATGACTGCCCACCTTTAGACATTCAAACCCGCCTCCCGCTTCCAGACCCGGGAAACAAGACGTCTGGCCGCAAAAACTTTAAGCTTGAGAAATCTTATATTTTGAGAACCGAGCTGCATGAAGAATTAAGAAAAACTCGGAAAACAGCCTTAAGGCTTGGTCATCTCGTTGATAATAAGCGCTGGCAGTTGACAACTTTCTCCCTTGACGCGCTTATGAAAGGGACGAAGAAATGGGATCAACTGACTAATGATGACTTTTACTATGACATTAAGCAAAAACAGGTGGACATCAAGCTTGGAATGGACATAACCACTCTGGCTTATGAAAAACTTGTTGATGTTATTGTACTAGTCGCTGGCGATTCAGATTTTGTACCCGCAGCTAAACACGCCAGGATTAAAGGGATTGACTTCATTCTCGATCCACTCAGGCAGAATGTTACGCCTTCTTTGTCGGAACACATTGATGGGGTCCAGTCATATAGTTTGATATCAGGCCTTGCCGACGCTTTGCATGCTGAGCCCAACCCAGCCCCTGAATGGTGGGAAGACCGCAAAAAAGGGAAGGCCAGGGGTAAGAGTAATAGCGGCAAGCGCGAATATGGAAGCACCCAAGTTGATGCAGCAAAGAAGCACCAAAGGAATAAGCGTTAGTCTATTAAGCCCGGCCACCGTGCCGGGTTTTTTATTGCCCACCCATAAAGCTATCCCCCATTCTGCCGATAACTATCCAGCCTGAAGCTGATAACAATAACTATCGCAACACTACCTGCCCGCCCGTGCGGGCTTTTTTATTGCCCTTTCCTCACCAACTCCGCCGCATCCCTGTTCACGCCATTTCCTATCACGTTTCCTGTTTCCTTCCGGTACTGCTTCAGCTTGTCGATGATGTTTTGCTGGGTCATGGGTAAATCAGCCAGTGACAATTCCATCACCGCCCGCCCCATCGCCTGAATTTTCATGCTTATACGCTCTTCATCCAGAACCATGCACATCCCTCCTGCTGTTTTTTTAAGCGTAGCACTGGTATTTAAAAAAATAAATTCCATTTCAAATCAGCAACAACACGCTTTGTTGTCATCATTAATCACAATTCGTGTTGACCAATAAAACACAATATGTGATTATCCACCCATCGAAACGAAACATCGACAGCTGAGCGAAGTTAGCCAGCGGCGAAGTGGAGATTCGGTCAGTCGAACGGCGCGACAGTAAACCATGCGTCGGACGCCCGGCGGGCTCAGGGAGAGCGGCAATGGTGCGTAACTGGAATGTTTTGGGGTGAGTTTTAGGATGACGCGAAGGCGGCCGGATACTCCCACGTAGTGGCAGTCGTAATGCTGGCAACTCACCACCAAAACATTTCTCCCGCATCAGCGGGTAACGACAGAGGGTAAGGCGATGGGGAGCGTTAGAAAATACACAGTCGACTATGACTGGAAGGCGGAGCTAACGGTTGAGATAGACCACGACGTAATGACCGATGAAAAGTTGCATGAGATTAACAATTTCTGGTCGAACGCCGATTACCGGCTGGAGCGCCAGGGATCAGTTTTGAATGCGGTGCTGGTAATGCTGGCAAAGGAGGCTCTGCTCATTGCACTGAGTCAAAACTACAACACCTACGGAGTTGTTAGTGAGTTCGACTGGTCGAAGGGTGAAGGGGTTGAAGGTTGGCCTCCAATGGACGGCAGCGAGGGCATAAAGATAACCCATGTAGACGTTTCAGGAATGCTCGATTCAGATGACATCACCATCAAGGCCGCCTAACCAGCGGCTTTTTTCATACCTCACCGTTCTCTATGAGTGCGGTTAGTTATGACAACCGGCGGCCATCCACCGCCCATTGAAACACTGAATAAATGCGTTGAAGTCTTGTATTAACCGTTCCGTTCGCCGCGATAAGGCCAAGAGGATTTATGAGCAATAAAACTGGAGGCCCTGCGTTTCCACAATCAGGAGTATGTACTCCTGAAATTAACTCATGGGACAGCGATGATTTTGGTGGTCGTGGAATAACCATGCGTGACTACTTCGCGGCTAAGGCTATGGCATCCATTGTGCGCAGATGGGACGGCCATTCGTTTGGTGGCGGCCCGGAATCACCACAATACAAAGAATTAGCCGAAGATGCGTATCACATTGCCGACGCCATGCTCCGCGCCAGGGAGGCATCATGACAGTCACCCACAACGGCAAGCAGTACACCGCCAAAAAGCTTAACGATAACGAGTGGCAGCTGACGTCGGTATCGGCACCGCGCGACAAACTGACGCTTAACCGCTGGCAGATGCATATCGCTGGCCTTCTGGAACAGGTTGAGGTGAAGGCATGATCAACCATTACGGCACCACCCCACTCATTCGCCAATGCGTCACGCCCGGCATGATGGCAATGCATGAAGGCCGAACCTATCGCGTCTCAGCAGTCATTCAGGAGCGAAAATGGGTATACCTGCACACCGATGCAGAAATCATCCGCCTCAATGACTGCGTGATTGACGTCCTTCTGGACGGACACGGCAACCCTATCCAGCACTAACCACCCTATTCAACCGATCGGCCTGGCATTACGCGGGCGGGATCTGCACATCCAAATTTCAGGAGAAACCATGAGCGAAGTAACGGACTTAACTGTCATCGAAATCAAGCCGGAACAGGCGCCGGTGCTTTACGTAGCGGGCGGCCTTGATGCTTACCTCGAACAGATCCGCCAGGCAGTAAACGAAGTGCCGGACCTGTCCACGAAGAAGGGCCGTGACCGTGTCGCCTCTCTGGCGGCGCAGGTGTCCCGCAGCAAGACGGCAATTGAAAAGCCGGGCCGTGAGTACCTGAAGCGACTGAAAGAGGCTGTCCGTCCTGCTGAGGCCGAAATTAAGCGTTTCGTTGATGCCTGCGACGAGCTACGCGATGCCACCCGCCGCCCACTCACCGAATGGGAAGCTGAGCAGGAACGAATCCGGGTCGAAGAAGCCTGGAACGCTATGCACGAAGAAGCATTGGTGATGAACAAGATGTTCAATGACCAGCTCGCTGCGCAGATCGAAGCAGACCACGAAATGGCTCTGCTGATGAATGACAAGTTTGACCGTGACCGCGAAGAGCAGCGCCGCCAGGCGGAACAGGCGCAGCGTGAACGTGACGAACGTCTGAAGCAGGAAGCGGCAGAACAAGCCCGCCGCGATGCAGAAGCAAAGCACAAAGCGGAGATTGAAGCCGCAGCGCGCCGTGAAGCTGAAGAGAAAGCACGTGCAGAACTGGCTGAACGCCAGCGCGTCGAAGCGGAACAGCGTGCAGCTCGCGAGAAGCAGGAAGCAGAAGAGCGTGCGCGCCGCGAAAAAGAAGAAGCCGTTGCCGCGGAGCGCCGCCGCCAGGAAGAGGCAGAAGCCGCCCGCCTGGCCGAAGAGCAGCGCAAAGCTGAAGAAGAAGCGCGACGCGCCGCGGACAAAGAGCACCGCCGCACCGTCAACCGTCGTGTCTACGCAGACCTTATTGCTCAGGGCATCCCCGAAGAATTTGCGCAGAAAGCAGTGCTGGCGATCGCTGGCGGCAAAGTGCAGGACGCGCACATCAAATATTGAGGTGATTCATGAATATCACATGCGAGTGCGTGGACATGCGCACATCCGTCGGCCCCCACAACACCATCAAAGTTGAGATGGAAGGCGTTGTGCTGGCCGGTACCGTAAAAACCCGTGACGTACTCCCCCAGCTCGACGGTGCAGAAGTCATCGAATGGCTGGCTGAGCAGGGTTACGTCATCACTCATCAGGAGCGTGCAGCATGACGGCGGCAGAACGGTGGGATGAAGAGTCATTCCTGCGCCTTATGCGCGACGTGCTGCCGGAAAAGCCGGAGGGTGATGACGAGCCAGTTAACCTGGCCGCCGAGCGGCAGAACCCGGTCATTAGTTGGGATGAATTTGCGGGGAACTACACATGAACCTTGATCAGTTAGATGCGCCATTTGCCAGCGAGGATATTGAGTGGCGCATTCAGCAGGCGGGAAAAAACAATAACGGCATCTGGGCAAAGGTGCTGGCCTACGTAACTAACCGCGCAATCATGAAGCGGCTGGATGAAGTATGCGGCAAAGCTGGCTGGCGTAACGAATACCGCGATATTCCGAACAATGGCGGCGTTGAGTGCGGTATTTCCATCAAGGTTGAAGGCGAGTGGATCACCAAGTGGGATGCGGCAGAAAACACACAGGTTGAAGCGGTGAAAGGTGGTCGCTCTGGCGCCATGAAGCGCGCCGCCGTGCAATGGGGGATCGGTCGTTACCTCTACAACCTGGAAGAAGGGTTCGCAGTGGTTTCAGCAACGCGCGCCCCCGGGTTCCAGTACGCCAAATCAAAAGAGGTTGGTCAGTTCTACTGGAAAGCTCCCGCACTGCCGGCCTGGGCACTGCCATCTGGTATTACAGTCGCGCAGAACGAGCAACCTCATGATGGATCTCAACACAGAGACCAAGCACCTCAGTCCGTGGATGCGGACAAAATCCTCGCCGAATTCTCTGCATACGCTGGCTCTGAAAACGATAGCGATCGGCTTAAGCATCGCTATGAAGACACATGGAAATTACTGAACGGCTTTGCTGAGCACCAAAACAAATGCAAAGACGTTACTGGCATTCGACTCAAAGAACTTAAACAGGCGGCGTAAATGTCTCACCTTAGAGGGATCATTGAGCGATTCAACAGCAGTTATCAGATTGACGCTGAAAGCGGCTGCTGGGAATCCACTTATGCGAAAAACAAAGGTGGGTACACGAAATTCGTAGCGTTCGGGATAACGCTGCTTTCCCACCGTGTCTCGTTCGAGCTTTTCAACGGCCCAATCCCGGCAGGGCTAATGGTCTGCCATCGTTGTGATAACCCATGTTGCGTTAATCCTCAGCATCTTTTCCTTGGAACAGCGCAAGAAAACATGGACGACAAAGTTTTGAAGGGTCGCCACGTCGGAGCAAGAAAAGGTGAAGCTCATCATCGGGCCAGGCTAACTGAATGGCAGGTTGAGGAAATAAGGCAACGCCTTGAGCGCTCGGAAAGCCAGTTGTCGATCGCTGCAAGCATGGGTGTTTCAAAGACATTAATTAGCAACATAAAAACAGGTAAAAGGTGGGCTAAATGAGTTCTCGCGGAGTAAACAAAGTGATCCTCGTAGGTAACCTCGGTCAAGACCCCGAGGTTCGTTATCTTCCGTCCGGCGGCGCAGTGTGCAGCCTGACGCTGGCGACATCGGAGTCATGGCGAGATAAAGCCACCGGCGAGCTCAAAGAGCAAATGGAATGGCACCGCGTCGTTCTGTTCGGAAAGCTGGCTGAGGTGGCAGGTGAATACCTGCGCAAGGGCTCTCAGGTTTATATCGAGGGCCAGTTACGTACACGCAAATGGACAGATCAGGCTGGCGTGGAGAAGTACACCACAGAGGTGGTAGTCAACGTCGGCGGCACAATGCAGATGCTGGGTGGTCGTCAGAGCGGTGGCGCGGCACGAGCAGGTGGCGGCCAGCCACAGGGCGGAAATCAGTTTAGCGGCGGTGCAAGGCCTCGATCTCAGCAGCAGTCAACACCAGCCCCATCTAACGAACCGCCGATGGACTTCGACGACGACATACCCTTTTGAATCATCCCCCGGGCGGGAGAAACCAATGAACAAATTTACCCCCGAATATCGAAAATATCTTCTCCGGCCAATCCCTGACCGGAAACTTAGCCCGCAAGAACGCGCCGATCGCAAAGAGCTTTACCAGATCATCCGTGAGGAGCGTGAGAACGATACATCACCGGCAAAACCATCGACTTACAGGCCATGTGATCCATATCTGAATGACAATCGCAAAGGCCTCGGCGGCGCTTCAAGGAGTGACTAATGACTCACGCTCACGACGACATCAGGGTTGGTACTGTGTGCCTCCCCTTCATTGGTAACGGCTGGCTAATGCCATGGGGTGAAGTGGTTAGCAATCCATTAAAGGCGCAGCGGCTCGCTGAGGAATATCGGGAAAGGCAGGAGGCGGCATGAAATACGGAAGCGTGTGCAGCGGCATCGAAGCTGCCAGTAAAGCGTGGGAGCCTCTCGGCTGGAAACCTGCTTGGTTCTCTGAAATCGAACCATTCCCCTCAGCGGTCCTCGCTCATCACTGGCCGGAAGTAACCAATCTTGGCGACATGACCAAAATCGCCGATGCGGTACGCGCTGGAGAAGTTGAAGCGCCTGATGTTCTGGTCGGTGGTACGCCTTGTCAGGCATTCAGTATCGCCGGATTACGTGAAGGGCTGTCTGATGACCGCGGCCAGTTAACTCTCTCTTATGTGGAATTAGCCAATGCAATCGACGCAAAGCGCCGCGAACGCGGTGAGCCAGAATCAATCATCGTCTGGGAAAACGTCCCCGGCGTGCTCAGCAGCAAAGACAATGCCTTCGGGTGCTTTCTGGCAGGACTTGCCGGAGAAAGCAGTGAATTGCAGCCTGCAGGGGGAAAATGGACGCACGCAGGTTGTGTGTCTGGACCAGAAAGGGTTATTGCCTGGCGCGTCCTTGATGCTCAATTTTTCGGAGTGGCCCAACGACGCCGCCGTGTGTTCGTTGTCGCAAGTGCTCGAAGAGGATTCGATCCCGCAGCGGTACTTTTTGAGCTCGACAGCGTGCGCCGGGATTCTGCGCCGCGCCGAGAAACGCAAAAGGCTGTTGCCGCCCTTACTGCACGAGGCGTTGGAACGTGTGGCGCAGACGACAATCAGGCACAAGCTGGACACCTGATTGCTTTTGGCGGTGGCAATACTGCCGGTCATATTGATGTGGCGACCGCCTGTACCGCGCATGGAATCAGGTTGGATTTTGATACTGAGACTTTCGCAGTGCACGGTACGCAGGATCCAGATACCAATTGCGAACTGGCGCACACACTTGGCCGCAACAACGGACAAGAAAACGCCTGCATCGCATTTAGCTACAAAGATAATGGCGCTGATGCTACGTCGGATTTATCGCCAACGATTCGTGCAGGAAACCACGATAAAAGCCACGCTAACAGCGGCCAGCCGCCAGCTATTGCGTATGCGTTCAAGGCCGGACAGGGTGCGAAAGCGGGTGGCATTGGTTATGCGGAAGAGCAATCACCGACATTAACCAGCGCCAGCAGCGGAACCAACCTTGCACCGGCGGTAATGCATGGTGTTGCCGTGCGCCGACTTACTCCGATTGAGTGCGAGCGCCTTCAGGGTTTTCCTGATAATCACACCCTGATCGGCTGGCGCGGGAAGAATGCAGACGAATGCCCGGACGGGCCACGCTATAAAGCGATCGGTAACAGCATGGCGGTACCGGTAATGCGATGGATTGGTGAGCGCATCGCCGCCGCGCTGCCAGCCGAGAAGATGAATGGTGATTATGGTGGAAGTAAAACCCCGCTCGACCAGCGCGACCTCTGGCGCACTCCGCCAGCCCTCTTCGCTTCCCTTGATGCTGAGTTCTGTTTCCAGCTGGATGCCGCCGCGGCGCCGCATAACGCGCTGTGCCGGAAGTTCATCACCGCTGAGCAGAACACGCTGGAAACATCCTGGTCTGATTACCTGAATGTGCCTGGCTACGTCTGGATGAATCCGCCATACAGCGACATCACACCGTTCGTTAAGAAGGCCGCTACCGAAAGCGCAAATCAGATCGGCACGGTTATGCTGGTTCCGGCAGACACTTCGGTTGGCTGGTTTAAGGAGGCTATCCAGACCGCCAGCGAGGTTCGCTTCATCACAGCCGGGCGGCTGGCATTTATCAACCCGGTCACCGGTAAGCCGGTAAGCGGCAACAACAAAGGGTCGATGCTCATAATCTGGCGACCGTACCCGCGTACACACTGCCACTTCGCAACTGTGGACCGGGACGAGCTGATGGCTTTTGGGGCGAAACTTCTCGCCCGCCGGGAGGCCGCATGACGCCAGAAAATGAAAACGCCATTCGCGCCGCCTGCCGTCGCTGCACCGAGGAAATCCAGCAGGCCATGCGCAAGAAGCCTAAGCCTAACTGGAACGAAACGGTGCCTCCCATCATCAACAAGCATCACAAGAAAATTGAAGCTCTGGGAGTTAGCCTCCTGGAGTTCGTCGTTTACACAGGTCGGCTTAATCGCCGCTTCGGAGTTGAATCGTGAAAGTTTATATTGCCGGACCGATGAGCGGCCTACCTAATTTTAACCGTGCCGCTTTTAACCATGCGCATTTTCATCTCTGGTCGAAAGGCCATATTGTTCTGAATCCCGCCCGTCTACCAGATGGATTAACCCAGGCCGAGTACATGGACATCTGCCTGGCAATGCTTCGCTGTGCTGATGCTATCTACATGCTTGAAGGCTGGGAGCACTCCGCTGGTGCCCGAGCGGAGAATGCCCTGGCCGAGAAGCTGGAAATGGAAATTATCTTCCAGGAAGAGGGGCGCGCCGCATGAACAGAGCCTCACCCGTTGATTTGAGGAAGAGCCTCGAAATCGCCAACAACCTCGCACACATCGGGATTCGCTTTGTGCCGATTCCGGTGGCGACCGAGGAAGAATTCCAGACGCTGGCCGCCGAGTTATCGCGACGGCTTGAGCAGATGGCAGTCGAAGCCGAGAAGAATGAAGGCGGTGCAGCATGAGCATGGAAAAATTCATTAAGCCATTCCCTTTGACCGACATTACCACCCCACGAAATGGTGCTGAGGTATTGCTGGATAACTACTGGCTTACGAAAGATGGCATGTATTTCAAATCAAAACGCGGCGGCACTCACCAGTGCAATCGAGACAAGCGCGTTGTCGATAAAGTGTACGCAGAACTCCTTTCTTCTGGATATGAATGCACACACATTCCTGTGGCTTATATCAAGAGAGGGTAAGCATGAAGGCACTAATCACCCGGGAGGTTAAGGCTCCCTTTTTATTGCTGGCATTCACATTCAACCGAATTAACCGACAGTTCCGGGAGCATTGACCATGAGCGATAAGTGTACGTTGGATGGAAATCTAATTAATCGCTGCGACATGCTGGCTAAGGCCCTCGAGTATGGAAACCCATCATATCGATCGAAAGGCGCGTTTATCCCTGAGCGAGTGAATTTCAACACTGGCAAGCCGGCAATCGATATTGCGCAACTACACTCCGGCGAGTATGTCGGACGTGGAATCGCTATGAACTTCTGCCCCTTTTGCGGGGAGAATCTTAAGACATGGGAGCAGTGATTATGGCCGATATCATCGATACCGCAGCAGAGATTGAAGAGCTTCAGCGTAACGCTGCCCTTTCCGCTCATCGCATCGACCGTAACGCCGTATCAGCTGAGCGTTGTGAAGAATGCGACGAACCAATTCCAGAGCCGCGGCGCGCTGCCGTTCCAGGCTGCCAGACCTGTGCGGAGTGCCAATCCGTCATCGAGTTGAAGAATAAGCAGAGAGGACTGTCATGAACAACCGACAAGCCCGTAGGCTGCTTGGTGCACACATCAATAACACATATCGAATCAGCAATAGACGCTGGTTGGTATGGGGTAGCAATTGGCCTTTTGTTTGGGAGCACGCAAAGCCATCACCGCGGCAGAAAAGGAAAGCCAAAGAGGTTGCAGCATACCGAAAGGAAATAAAGCGCAATCAGGACTCAGACCATGTTCAGGATAATCCAGCCTAATACCTGGTACGCCGATCCCCACGGCGCGCCATGCAAAATCCTCCGGGCAACCCACGAAGTAATCCACTACATCCGCAACGGTCGCACCTGTATCGCCAGCATGGGCCGCTTTCAACACGAATTTGAACCGCTGACCAAAGCAGAGGCCGAGCGGATCGCCGAAGAAATCGAAACAGCAGAACACCTGAAGAAGCTGCGCGCCCAGCGCGCGGCGTAAGGAGGATTATGAGCACCATTCAGGACATCAGAAGCCAGCTATCAACTCTGGTCACAGAGGCGCACAAGGTTGCATGCGCCCTCGATATAGGTGACGAGCGAACAGAGGCCTTTGAGCTATATGAAGCGCTTCGCCGACTTCAGCGGCAGGGCGCAGCCGGAGAGATTCTCTCAGCAACCAACCCACTTCTCGCCTCGCCATATTACGACGAGGACTGGGACGAAGACGAAGACGAATGACGCAACTGATAGCCAGTTATGAGCTGGCTATTGGGTGCGAAAGCACCACCTCGTGATCCCTTTTGCCCGGCCCCGCGCCGGGTTCTTTTTTGCCTGGAGGAAATGCATGGTTGAGGCAAAAACACTGACAGCCAGACAGGCGGCCGAGCTACTAATCACCTCACCGAGAACTGTCTACCGTCTTATCGACTCGGGGCAGCTGGCCGGGAAGAAGATCGGGAACAAATACCGAACGACCGACGTCGCCTGTATTGCGTATTTACATGACCCGCGCGATCCTGTTTCCGCGAGCGCGGGTGAACATAAAGGAGAAATTTTATGTCAATCACCCTCAGAGGCGGCGTCTGGCACTGTCATTTCGTTACGCCGTCAGGGAAAAGAATTAGACGATCTCTTGGTACGGGGGACAAGAAACAAGCGCAGGAGCTGCACGACAAGCTGAAGGCTGAAGCGTGGCGGGTTGATAAAATCGGGGATCTGCCGGCGAGGACATTTGAGGAATGCTGCATAAGGTGGATCCGCGAGAAGGAGCATAAGCGGTCCCTCGATGACGATAAGACCAAAATCGAATATTTCCTGCGGAATTTCTCCGGCCGGGATATTTCAACAATCACAGCTGATCAGGTTCATGAAGCTGTTTCGAAGATGGTCAACCGTAAGCATATTCAGGTCTGGGAGTCGCGCCGGGACGCGGCTATACGCCGGGGGAAAGAACCGCCTCCGTATGTTGAGAAGCCGGTAAGCCAGGCCACAAAGAGCCAGCACCTTTCGTTCATGCGATCTCTTTTCAAGGCTGCCGCTAATGACTGGGGCTGGATTAAAACGGCCCCGGTTATAAAAACGAAAAAGCCGATCAGCAAACGCATCCGATGGCTGACCAGGGACGAGGCAGAACGGCTTATCTCCTGCATGCCGGAGTCGATAAAGCCGGTGGTGATATTTGCACTGGCAACCGGCCTGCGCCGCTCCAACATCATTGATCTGGAGTGGCAGCAGGTCGATATGCAGAGAAAGGTTGCATGGGTAAATCCGGAGAACGCGAAGGCGGGCAAAGCTATCGGCGTAGCTCTGAATGATACCGCATGCAGGGTGTTAAGGGATCAGATTGGTAAAAGTTCCAGGTGGGTATTCGTTCACACGAAGCCATCAACGCGCCCGGATAAGACTGTCACCCCGGCAGTCAGGAAAATGCGTGTCGACGATAACAGTGCGTGGCGAATTGGCCTGGCAAAAGCTGGTATTGAGGATTTCCGTTTTCACGACCTCCGCCATACCTGGGCGAGCTGGTTAATTCAGTCTGGAGTTCCGTTGTCTGTTCTTCAGGAAATGGGAGGCTGGGAGTCAATCGAAATGGTCCGTCGATATGCTCACCTGGCACCGAACCATTTAAGCGAACACGCACGGAAAATTGATGCCATTTTTGGCAACCATGACACAAATACGACACAAGGAGAAAATCAGGCTGGTTTGAAACTGGCTTAAGCGTATGATATTTAATGGCACGCCCTGTAGGATTCGAACCTACGACCTACGGCTTAGAAGGCCGTTGCTCTATCCAACTGAGCTAAGGGCGCACGGAGAAGAGTGTACTTCGCGGTGGTGAAACGCCTGGAATTATACGGTCAATGCGTAGTGAGTCAATGCCTTTTCCGCCTTCTCTGGCGATAATGACTAGCTGATTGTAAATACGGCTGTTTTTTCAACATTTATCCCTCTTTTACGGGCTGCGAAAAGGCTTAGCCGCTTTTAAGTAACGCCTGCTGTTTTCCTGTTTACTTCACCTTCACACTGTCCTGCGGTATCCCGGCCGCCTGGAGGCTGGAAGTGAACAGGACGACGGAGTGACAGCGCCAGAGCAGACAGGTTTTCCCTCGTGCGTGCAGCACATCTCACACGACATTACAGGCATTAAGCTTGAACCTATTGTCGCCCTCTCCTCTTCACGCGCGGTGGGAGCCGAAGTGCTCAGCGTGCTGTCGCCGCATCAGCAAAGCGAAAGCTTTTTCCAGGACTGGTCAGCCACCCGGGCGCTTGTGTTGCTGGAAGCACAGATCGCCGCGTTAAAAAACCCCTTCCCTTGTGACAACCTTTTCATAAATTTGCCGATAACCGTTCTGACCATACCGGAAATGTTCCAGCGTTTACTGCAACTTAACAGCCCACCGCTGAACATTGAACTCGTGGAACCTGCCTCGTTCTTTTCACTCTCAGACCCGGTACGTCAGAGGGTGAGTTGTGCGCTTCAGCAGTTGACCGCGCGGGGACACCGGATCTGGCTGGACGATATTGATGAAGCGTCAGGGCAAGCATTTTTATCCTGTCGCCTGCCGTTATGCGGAATAAAAATCGATAAGATCGCTTTCTGGCGTTTACGTGAAACGCCGGCGCTGACACAGCTGGTCACCCTTTGTTCAAAAATTGCTGCGAATGTGCTTATTGAAGGCATTGAAACAGAACGGGACCGTACATGCGCGCTTCATGCTGGCGCGCGCTTCGGTCAGGGATATTATTGGCCATCCTGGAGATGGCAGGAGGACTGA